GTTTCAAAATCCCATATCAAAGCATCTTTTAATTCCACATCTTCCAAGTCGTAAGAATACCGGCGTTTTGCTACCCACACGTCAACATCCTTCAAAGGTTCAAACATATTTTCCATATTGGCAGCAGTTTTACCCGGCATAAATACAACTTTAAATCTCGGGTCATCCCAAACCAAAGAGCCTACATCGGCCTCATCCATGACAAAATCTATCAGGTCGCCTTTTCTGTACCCTATGCGATTTTCAACGGATAGCACCGCAACAACGCCCTTAAAATTAACTGGTCTGTCTGATTTAGCCATCACACCGCCTTATAAAAACATCATCCATGTTATAACCGAGTTTCTTTTCAAGTGCCAAACCACCAGCCTCTTCCCACTTTTTAGCATGGCTAGGCCTCCAATGGTCACGCCAATTACTCAAGTCTTCGGTGAAGGTCTGTGTTCGCCCCCATAGCTTTTTAAAATGATCTTTTGATAAAGGCTCGCCAAGATAATCAGCTATCTTCTGTAGCTCGGCGGGGTCTGCCAAAAGCAGTTCAAACTTGACTGTCAGCGTGTTCGGGTCTTCCAACCAAGGAAGAAAGGCTCTTACCCTTTTAATAGTTTTAGGCATTTCTTCGATAATATTTTCTCTGGTCAAGGGTATGCCGTTAAATCTCAGCCAGCTTATTAAAACATTACGCGGGTTTCTCACAATATGAATATGCTTTCGGTCTTTGCCTATAAGCGCGGCCTGACTATATGAAACATGAGCATGTTGCGCCTTCTCAAAATACCTATCAAATCTCAGCACCGCCCTTTTCAGTAGGTGTGTGCCAGCCTTTGGTGTCCCGTTGCATAATATCATGTTAACCTTCTTTGATCTGTTGGATTTGTGCCATCGTCTAATGTAAATGTCATGCTTACTGTAACATCGTCAATTTTGTATGCCGATAATACGGTGCCGGTCACGTTACGATTATTAAGCAACGACCAAGTCATAAATTGAAGTTCAGCGCTGGTAGGAACTACACCATCTGCTGCATAAGCCTCTGTTAATTGAGCGGTCGGGTCGTATAGCGAAGCCTCAAGCGCGTAATTTGCGGAGGCAATCGTTCTCGCATTGAACTGGGCCACACTTGGAGGAACCACTGTGTTGAAGCCTGTCGCTGTCGCACTAGCCGTAAACTGAGTATCCATGTTGGCTGTTGCAAGACCTAATGCCGTGCGAGTACCAGCCGCCGTTAGAGGTGTTGCGGTATTGGCACCGTCTGTGCCCCGCATGGTCGCAGTGTCAACACCATCCGTACCGCGCATGTCGGAATTCGTAGTCACAACTGCCACATCATCATTAGCAGCATCAAAGTCATTGAGATCATCAGTTAACTTAGCTTGCACCCGCCATTGAAGATTGACCTGTTTCGCACCAGCATTTGTGAATAAGATCGTAAGTAGACCAAGCGTGTTCGAATGAGTTGTGGTGAGCGGGAATGAATACCAGCCATTTTCCATTTCAGTGATCGTCACGGTCATGGCCGCAAAAGCACCAGATCCTTTTGATATCCTCTTGGTGAAACTTGCATTTGTCAATCCAGTGACAGCATCACCGGACGCGTCATGAACGAAGAATGTTATCGTTATCGCTGTTGATTGTTTAATGTCGTACATTAATTCACCCTTCCAAATACTCTGCTATTTACAAATCTTGAAGATGATTTCGATTGAGCAATAAGTTCATCAGCGACCGCACAGCCACCAGCATCCTCGACGATATCAGTGATCACCTCATTCGCCGCCGTGCCAAGTCCCATATCAATTGAATGATTGCCGTGAGCCCCATTATTGGTGAATAACATTTCAACGAAATATCTATTGCCGCAAAGCTCTTCGCCATTCGTCCATGCTGGTGCTGTTGGTGAAAAGCTAACCGTGGACCCTAATGTTTGTGTAGCTGTGAATGAACCTGTTTGAAGAATTGAGCCGCTTGAGTTGCACCGGCCCACCCGTACCTGACAATCAAGCGAAGCATCACCTACATCAATTTCAAGTTCAACTGTCTGAGATCCGCTATCTTCCCATTGATCAGAGTTGGGAACATCAGCCGGAGTGACGAAGTACCATGTGACAGTACCGCCTTCATTAGCTGGATCAATGTTTAAGAGGGTATCGGTGCCGGTGCCTGATGAGATTTCATTTGTGCCGTCTCCACCGAGAGAGAGATCACTTGTTGTTGATTTTTGAATGTATGTTGGCACGAACTCTATCCATTATTTTATCAAATTCTTCTCTATCCATTTCTTCCCCAATTTTAACTTCAGGCGGAAGATCGATATTTAATGCTGTTTTCCTGTCCACCGTGTAAAGATCCTGCCCGTTTAATATTTCAGCCCCAATGCCGCCCTTTTCACGTTCCGTATATCTGACTAATGCCTGGATGCCAAATTGTGGCGCCGCTTCCCATGGTCCATCTTCGCTGGTATAAACTGTGCCATCGGTGTACCAGAGTTCCCAACCAACCACTAGATATCCTTGATTGCAGCATTCAGCTTATTGCGTGTTTCACGAACTTCCTTGGATATTTTATCAGCAGCAGCCATTTTCTTTTCGGCCTTCTTCATCAGTTCCGCTGAAGCTTTCCACTGTTTGCCGGCTTCTACGGTCTTAACATCGGCAGTATCAAGAATAACCTTGGCCGCTTTGTTTTTTTCTTTTGCTTGTGTGATGTTGTCGCCAGCCACTTCATCAGCAGCCTTGGCACGTTCCTTGGCTTCCTGAATGATAACTTTAGCTTTATCGTGTGCAGCGAGCTCGATCTTCTCAGCCTCGTCATAATGAGCTTCAGCTTTCTTCAGTTCATCTTGTGCTTTTTTCAGTGTGTCAACGATACCGGCCGCTTCTCGAAGTGAGGCTTCCTGTTTTCCAAGTTCGATCAATCGTCCCTCGTATTTATCAGCATTTCTGACCAGATCGATCAGTTTCAAAGCATCATTGGTTGGTGCGGATTCAGATGTTCCCATGAATGTACTAAGCATTATCTCTGCTCCCTAAGCGGTATGTGATTGTTCCGGATGTAAAGGCTGAGCAATTCAGGCGATACTTAATGCCGAATTCAGGCTCGTCAACAAAGCCATTAAAGCCCAATGTTGCTGTTGCATATAAGGCTGGATTTCCCGCGCTATCTCGGCTTATGGTGAACCATGTCGCGCCATCGTCCGTTGATCTTTCTATCTCGACATCCCCCGAGCCACCATCAATCAAAATCGACATTCGCCCATGTACTGCTATTGCTGAAGATACCCCTGAGCCGGTGAACGTGCCTGAAACATTTGTTGTCATGATAAGCCTCTTGCTATGTAAATATTTCGCAAGCCTATCAAATTAAATTCTATTTTACAAATGAAATTTATTCAGGATACTCAGGTTGCCAGTCTGTGCCGTTGCATATTTTCGTGTTGCCACCAGCCAAAAGCTCAAGGTTTCTGTCCTTCATAGTGTCAATATTAGCCATGATAACAGCATCAGCTTTATCGGTAGAACGGCCCAATCTTTTTATGACTTCCTTCTTTTCTTCGACCTTTATGCCGCCTTTTCGGTATTCCCACTTCGGAGAACAGAGCTCAGATAGCAGTTCTGGATCAGGTGGAAGACAGATATCATCACCGGTCACAGGGTCAAGAGCTTCACGCATACGCCACCATAATTCAGCGCGCAGATTGAAGAACGGAAGATCACCCTGCAAACTTACACCAACAGATGTATTCGCCACATTGACGCCGATGGTCTGGATATTAGAATCAACTAGGAAATCATAAGGCGATGCACCCCAACCAATCATATCGATGTGGATAACAGCCTGATCACGACGAACAAGCATGATCTCAGATACTACCTTTGGGCCATTTGGTGTTTCGCTGCCTTCCTTCTCGACCAATTCAGCAAAGAATGTCTTGTGACGTGGTGCAAGTATCGTCTTGTCCTGGCCACCGCGAGCAACATCAACGCCCATGCTATCCATTTCAGCGAGCTTGAAGTCTGCCTTTTGCTGGATAACATGCCAGCGCACCATCGCCAATTCAACCCACTGAGTAGGAATGATCTGGAACGGGTCATCTGTAACGCCGGCCATGAAGTCACCCTTGAGCATTTGTGAACGAAGCGGCTCAGGGAGTGCCTGAAGGATAGCTTTGTACCCACTGTCCATGTAATACGGATTATCTTCCACACTGGCTGGAATGAATGTTCGTGACATCGGTTTGACGAGCTCGCCTTCGATTTCAAACTCATCCGGACCATCACATTCCATGTCATTACCAGTTTTGGGATGTGCTGTGTACCAGCGCAGTTCACCGGGCTTGGCAGGGTTAGGATGTTTTTTATCGAGCCACGCACCAAAATAATCTAGCACCCAACGGCCTTCTGCAGTCGTCGGCGGGTTAAATGTCATGAGCACTCTGCACCGTTGATCAGGATCTGATGAACGCAGCCAACCCATCAGGAAGCGAACTTGTGATTCAAGGAACTCTGTGACCTCATCGAACACTCTCAGGTCATACGGCTGGCCTTGAAATCTCTTCTCAGAGCCCAAGTCCTTCACACCACCCAATTTGATGTAGCAACCAGGTAGGCGCCACACTCGTTTTGAGCCGTTATATTTATCATCACTGCCAACAATGTCTTTGAAACGCTCTTCGATACCCTCAAGCTGTGTTGCTTCACGCCGGAAGATGATTGATCGTTGATGTCCGGTGAGCGACATGCCGCAAGCCAGATCAGTTTTACCACCACCAGCAGCACCACCATAGCCGACAATATCAGCTTCACTTTCAAATGCCGCTGACTGTGGACCTTGAAGCGGCACCCATATTGGCGCGTCTTCGAGTAACAGTTTATCGATTTCTTTTACATCTTCAGGTGAGAGCTGGTCGATTACTTCGCGGATTGCGCTGATGTCCATTTATTTCTTCTTTTCCTTTTCATGAGCAACCATCGCCTTCTTGAAAATATCAGCTATCCTGGCAGCACGATCAACGCCGGATAAATGTTCGACCACAATAGGATTATCAGGATCACCACCAAACCGAATAGAATTATCAAAAGCTTTAACGTCCTTATGCTCGCCAATCATCTTGAGCGCCTTATGAGCTGTGGTCGGATCATAGACCTGTCCATCAACCACCTTGCCGTTGCTATCAACAACAGGGTCTTCCAAGGTTGCTCTGCGATGAAGTATCACGGCTTGGTTCTTCACATAATCAGCATCGATCTTGATTTGTTTTGATTGTTCCTTGATGCCTTTTGCAATTGCGTCAACAATGTTTGGATTTGTTAATAGCGTTGATGCTTGTGATCTAGCCGTCTTTTCAGAATACCCGGCAGCTATAGCAGAGTTCGTACCATGACCAGTTGCGATGTAGTGAGCAATGAACAATTGATGCTTGGCATTAAATGGTTTAGGCATCAGTTTATCGCTTTCTGGTCAATATTGTTTCTCATGGACTGTGATATTTTATCGAAATGATAATTAAATACTTCGAGTATGCCTTCATCGGAAGTTGTGGCACTTGAGATATAATTCAGGAATGCCAGTTGAGCAGCAGCTTTGATAATAGTCTCGTTCACCAATAACTGAGCATCTTCGGATGATTGAATATTATCAGTCAACGCATTAATGGTGTTATTGGCGATATCTTTCATTTCATAGCTGTTTAGTTCTTTTGACATATTTCACCTATATCATGTTTGTGGATTGATTTTCAAGCTTGTTGGAACTCTGGTATTTTTATGATTAGGTGGTGGACCCCAAAGTTCATCAAGCCAGTTTCCGGTTTGTTTGAACATTTCCACTCGTTCAGACCAATCGTCCTTGTGAGTTGATTTTGAGTTTTCATCATAATTGCCTTCGAGAACTTTTATCACATTGGCTGGTTTTAATGACCAGTCGAATGTAGCTTTCCAATCACCTTTGGCACCAGACAGAAGAGGAGCAGCAGGATACTTTTTAAAATAGTTTCCCCAATCATCGATAGTTTTAAGATAATCTTTATATAGCTGATTGATCTGAGACAATCGATTTTTATTAATGGATAATACCTGAGTAAATTCGGGACAAGTTTTATTCCACAATTTCATAATTTCGTCCCCCCGTTCTTTAGGGGATACGTTAGTATCCTCTTTCTTTTCTTTATGGCTTCTGGCTTCTGGTTTCTGGCTTAGCATGCCAGCCGCATTGCGGTCAGCTTGCGTTCGCATACCATCACCATTGTTTTCATTGGGTTTTTTCCACCGAGCGTTTGCGCTTTGTTTAGCAGCTGAGATTTTATTTTGACGATAAAAAAATTCCTGTTCGACCCTATTATTCCATAATCCACCGTCTTTAATGATGATTTTTTCGTCTTCTTTAAGTAATTCTAGCGTCTGTGATAATGATTTTTTGGTGCATCCACACTGCCTGGATAATCTGCCAATATCAATCGGCAAAGGCTCACATCTTTCATACATGAGATTTAATAAAATAGTGTAAATTCCAATTTCAAACGCTTTAAGGCCACGAGTGCCGGCAAGGAAATCAGAAGCGTACCATCTTATAAAAGGGAGTTTGTTTATTTTCATGAAACCACATCCCTAATCGCATTAGAATGAAGAAAGCAATCAAGATAGAGTGTCTTAGTCGGTCCACGCCTTTGCTTGGCTATTATGAGCTCCATCTGATGTTCTTTTTTCTTTAAATCATCCAGCCAATCACATTTATCGGATACTGAATTCGGCTCGTTATTCTTTAAATAATAATGGTCCCGATAGACAAATAAAACGATATCAGCATCCTGTTCAATGGCTCCACTATCACGCAGATCAGACAGTAATGGCCTTTTATTATCACGCGACTCTAATCCACGATTAAGCTGTGAAAGTAATAATATTGGCGTATTTATTTCTTTAGCCAGGCGCTTCAAACTTGATGTAATTTCAGATATTTCCTGTACTCTGTTTCCTTTATAGCGCGAAGTGACAGTCATTAATTGCAGATAATCAATAACAATAAGGTGCCGGCTTTCAATCCGGACACTATCAACCGTATTGCCACCACGATCTGAAATGTGAACCGGTAATCTTGACACCTGGTCAAATGCTTGGCACAGTTTTATATGCTCGTGATTATCGATGTTTCCGTTACCAGCATCAAAATAAGTAATCGGCGTGGTAGATCCATATAACATATCACAGGCCAACCGAAGTGTGAGCTCATCGCTTTCCATTTCAATCGAGAAAAACGCCACATTTTTACCGGATTTAGCCGCGCCCTTGGCAACCGTAAGAGCAAGCGCAGTCTTTCCCATGGCCGGCCTTCCTGCAATAATGATCAATTGACCCGATTTCATGCCACCAGTGGCTTTATCAAGCGCCTCAAGGCCAGTGGTAACACCAGAAAGTGTCTTATCGGCGCTCATGGCCTCTACAACAGCCGCGCGCGCC